CCGATCGAGCCAAAACTGTCGTTGATCTTCTTGAGCTGCGTCGCCACCTCGCTGGAGGTGTCGCGCGCGGTCTTCACGACATTGGCCATGCCCTTGCGGAACGGCTCGATGTCGGAGGAGACCCTCGCGACGAGATCGGCGACCGGTTCAGCCATCGGGATGTAGCCTCATCATTGCGTCGAGACGGTCTGCGTTCATGCCCGCCGATGCGTCCTCGGGAAAGCGGGCCGCCAAGGCCGCCGTCAGCTCATAGAAGGTCGAAGCCCAGAAGGTTTGCGGCGACCAGCCGATGCGGGACGCGGCGCCGAGAAGCTCGCCCCAGTTCACGCGCCCCCCGTCTGGGGGGCTATCCCGTTTCCCGAGAGGTTCTTCATCACTTGCTCGATGAAGCGCTCCTCGCCGAGGAACAGCGAGCTGCAGATCAGCAGGGCCGGATAGAACGCCTTGAGCGTGCCGATGGCGATGATGTGCCCGCGAATGTCGTCCACCGATGGCGGATCGTCCTCGCCGGCCAGCAGCAGGCCATAGAGATCGACGATCTCATTGGCCTTCAGCCGCTCCTGCTCGGCGCGCAGGATGAACGCGCCGATCTCGCCGAAGCGCTCCTCGATGCGGAGGATGAGATCGAAATCGCGGCGGATGCGGAATTGCCGCCCCGCCACGACCAGCGTGGAAGCGTATGCGCCGTGGTTCAGCGTCATGCCGCCGCGCGCGGCAGACGGAAAGCGCCGACCGTGACGGAGCTCACCGCCGAATAGGTGATCTGCACCTTGCCGTCCTGGCGGATATAGGCGCGGGTGATCGGGCCGATCTTCTTGCGCGCCGAGGCGGCCACGGCGACCGCGATGCTCGACACCGAGACCGGACCCACGCCGGCCTGCTCGGACTGGCTGACCTGCCCGGCGATGGTCACGGTGATCGAGGAGCCGCCGCCATTGGCGATTTCCAGAAAATAGCGCTGGTCGTCGGAGGCGACGAAGTCGTCGCCGCCGGAGTTCGCCGCGACCAATGCGTCGGTCAGGCCGGTCGAGACGATGTCCGAAACAGTCAAGGTTGCCATGATGGTCTCCGTCAGTGAAGCGGGTTAACGAGATTGCGGCGCGGCTCAGGCGGCTGTGCCGGTGAAGGCGATCGGGCCGGAGCTTTCGAAATCGGCGGAGAACATGATCACGCCGCTCTGCTCGCCGCGGAACTCCATGCTCGGCATGATGAAGCGGCCCTTGTAGTAGCCGACCACGCCGACGATGATCTGCCAATTGAAGCCGGCGCCGATCTGGCCGAAATAGATGTCGTTCAGCACCTTGTAGGTCAGCCCGCGCGCGAGAATGCCCTCGCCGGAGAACTTCATCGACCGGACATCGACGCCCGCCACAGCCTCGCGCCAATTGCCTTCGCTGTCGGCGTTGGTGATATCGACGAGCCGTCCGTCGAAGGATAGCCGGCGGGTTTGCAGCCCGGCGAGCGTGCGGAAATTGCCGTCGCCGAGCTGATCGACCTTCAGCAGGAAATCTTTTGCCGCGATTGACTCCGTCATCTCATGCCTCGCTGATTGATGATGAAAGGACGTCCCGCGCCATATGCAGCGGACGTCCCAAAGCCTTACTGATGGCGCCTTCCCAATGGTTGGTCAGCTCGCGAACGGCCGCCGCGATGCCGGGCCGGAAGAACGGATGCGCCGGCCGCGGCGGAACGTTGCGCCTGATCTTGGTGTAGCGGCGGACGAAGCGGCCGTTTTTGTCCTTGCGCAGGTAATAGCGCTTCTCGCCGCGCGCATAGCCCTTGGTGCCGAACTCGATCCAGATGGCCTTGTAGCCCTTCGCCCGCAGCGCCGCGGTCCGCAGGCCGAAGACATAGCCATATTGCGAAAAGCGCGTGTTCGGATCGACCGCCGGACCGACCGCATCCGGGCTGGCGAAGGCGTCGCGGGTCTCGCCGGTATGCACCGGCACGCGTGACACGACCTCCTGCTGCATGAGGAGAGCCGCTTCCTTGTTCGCGGCGATCATGCTGAAGCCGAGGCCCTCGGCCACCAGGTCGAGGTTCTTTTCGAGCGTGTCCATGCCCTTGTAAAAGCCCCATGCGTCTTGAAAACCCATCAGAGCGTCACTCCGCTTTCGGCGATGATCGTCATCATCATGGCGCGGTGCGGCGGCCGGCGGATCTCGCGGATGTTCATGAACAGGCCGTCCCAATTGATGCGCATGGCTTCGGTGACGCCTTCGAGCCCGTCCTGCCACATCTCGATCATATAGGTCGAGGTCGCGCGGAGGGCGCCCTCGCGTTCGCTCTCGGAGCCGCGGACGGCTACGATCTTCGCCCAGGCGCGGGCGTGCGTGCCCCAATCGGCATGGCCGCCGCCGAACCCGTCCTCGCAGACGCTCTCCGCCTCGAAGGCGATGAACTGATCCAGCTCACCGATCGCAGCCATCAGACGGTCAGCATCCGATAGGCGCCGAGCAGATATTTCGAGGCCATCGGCGTCTCGCTCAAATTGGCTTCGCTCACATCCGTCCGGTTCACGTACCAGTGCCCAATCATCAGCAGAATGGCCTGGCGGATCGGCTGCGGCACGTCGTCGGCCGCGTCGCCGAAGCCCGCCGTGAAACGGATGCGGACGGCATAATCTTCCCACCTGGTGGACGGCCATGACAGGCCGTAGCCGAGGCGGATCTGGCCGACATGCGTGGCGGTATCCACCACATATTGATCGGTCGCCAGCGTCTGCTCGGCGCCGGCGTCGTCGATATATTTGACGCTCTCGACGCTCTGCAGCGGCGGCAGCGGGATCTCGATCACGCCGCAGACCGGGAAGAAATGCAGGCGATATTCCCAGCTCTGCGTCAGGAGCGCGCGGCCGAGATAGCCGCGGCGACCGTCGAGCTTCTCGGTCGCCACCGCGATCAGCGCCGTGATGGTGGCGTCGTCATTGGCATGCAGCACGCGCAGATGCGCCTTGGCCTCGTCGAGGCTGATCGGCGTCTCGGTCGGTGCGGTCGTTTGATTGAGCCACATGGGTTTCTAACTGGCGCCGCCGAGGCGGCTCTTTTGCGGGGGCATAAGGGGGCCGGGGGATGGCGGCGCCAGATTACGCGTTACGCGGCGGGGCTCAGTCGACCTTGAGCTTTTCAGCGTGGCCGAGGACGGTGGCAATGAAGATCGGCGTGCCGGTGCCGTGGGTGCCGGTGAACTCGATGTCCAGCCGCAGATAGCGCTTGCCGCCGATATAGCCGATCTTGTAGACCGCCGCCGCCGCATGGGCGGCCTTCAGCGATTTCAGCACCGCGTCACTGTTCTGGCCGGTGACGATCGATGCGGGAATGTCCTTCCCCATCAGATCGTCGATCGTCGGGTTCGTGTAGGTGCTGTTATCGTCCGAATGGGCGATGGTGAACTCGATGTAGTTCGAGGTGTCGAAGGTGATGCCGCCGATGCCGATGCCGAGCAGGATGGCGGCGGAATGGTAGCCCTGCAGATCGACGATCACGGCGGTCTGGTCCGCAGACAGCACCGCCGGGCCGAAATGCTGCGTGACTTTGATATCAGATGCGAGGTCTTTCATTGAGGTCATCCTCGGGAGAGGGTTGAAATGGAGACGGCGAGGGCGTGCCCTCGCCGTTACGCAAACTCAGCGCTTCAGGTTATTGCGGTGTCAGCTCAGGTCGAACATTTGACGAATTTGACCGCCTCGAAATTCTTCACCCCGCCGCCGGTGCGCTTGGTGGTGTAGAAGATCGTGCGGCCCTTGTCGGTGACCTCGTCGCGGAGCATCTGCATGCCGGCCTTATCGACGATGCGATAGGCCTGAGCATAATCGCCGAACATGAGCGGGAAGTTGTTGGCGCCCTCGCTCGGCATGTTGTCGTCGGTCTCGGACGGATAGCCGAGGATCGTCGAGGGCTGATCGGCGGTCAGCGATTGCTGCCAGATGTACTGACCGGTGGTGTCCTTCACCTTGCGCAGCACGGATTGCACCGTGCGGTTCGACAGCCATGCCGCTCCCGGCAAATAGCGGCGATGCAGCGCCGTGACCGTATCGATCAGGGCGTCGAAGCCGTTATGGGTGCTGTCGGTCAGGGCCGCCGCGACGCCGGTGACGATATAGCCGATCTTGTTCCAGGCCCAGGAGGCATTCGCCACGGTGGTGTAGGACTGGATGCCGCGCGGCTGATTGGTGCCCGACCCGGAGATGAACGCCACGCCCTCGCCCTCAGCGAATTCGCGGCTGATGCCGTCATTCAGCCAGCTTTCGACGTCGAAGGCCGCATCCTGCAGCAGGATATTGGTCACCTTCGGCTGCGCGTAACATTCCATCAGGAACCATTCGAGCATGGAGATGTCGTCGGTCGCCGTCTCGGTGCGTGTCGCCAGCTCGCCGGTCCAGCCGAAGGTCGCGCCCTGGATATTGGCCGGCTGCTTGATCGAGTTGCCCTGCGCGATGGTGCGCACATCGGCCAGCGAGCGCATGGCCGAATAGAGCCCGCCGAGCTGGATCACGGCGTTTTCCATCTCGAACGGCACCAGGAAGCCGCCCTTTTCGCCGATCTGCGTCTGCATCGCGGCTTTCGGCGCGGTCGTGATGATGTCGTTGCCATTGCCGCTGCGCAGCCAGCCCATGAAATGCTTGCGATAATCGGCGCGGGCCGTGATCTGCTCATCGGTAAGCGGTTCGCCGGTGAGGTGGTTCATCGGCGCGCCGCGACCAGGGCGGAGGATGCGGCCGGCGATCGGACGCTCGCCGCGGGCTGCTTTGAGATCTTCGATCAGCTTCTTCGCATTACCACGGGCGCGGCGGGCCTTGTCGAGGACATCTTGCGCCGCACCGGCGGCAGCATTCTCGCGCTCGATGCGCTCTAGGTCGATCACGTCGGCCTCGGTGCGGCCTTTCGGTGTCTTCAACGCGTCGATATCGGCACGCATCGAGGTCACGGCGGTGCTGACGTCCTTCAGCGCCTGCATCACGGCTGCATTGTCAATCACGTCTGCTTCAGGCATCTCAACCTCCTTTTGGGGCCATCGCATCGGCGAGGCCCTGCAGGCCTGCCAGAATGTCCGGCGAAATTGTACGACCTGCCCGCTTCGCCGGCTCGGCGGCGGCCGTAGTAGGGATGTCACCCATACGCAGAACGCGGTCGGCGAATTTCTTGGCGACGGCCTCGTCGGCGGTCATCCAGGTCTCTGCCGCCATCATGGCGCGGATCTCGGCGTCTGGCAGGCCGGTGCGGCGGACATAGGCCGCGGCCATGGCGTCGTCGATCTTGCGCAGCGTGCCGATGACCTCCTCCAGCACGTCGGCATTGCCGCCGGCGAACTGCCAGCTCTGATGGATCATCATGAAGGCGCTGTCCCAGATCAGGATCTCGTCCGCCACCATAGCGATCCAGGAGGCCGCCGACGCGGCGCAGCCGATAATCTCCATGACCTTGCGCGCGGGATGCGCCGCCAGCGCGTTGTGAATGGCCACGCCTTCGAGAACATCGCCGCCGTAGGAGCTCAAACGGATGCGGATCTCCGGCGCGGTGATCTGGTCGAGCTGCGTCAGCACCGATGCGGCCGATATGCCCCAGAAGGGGTCGATATCGCCCATCAGGTCGAGGCGCGCGACGTCGGCGGAGAGCGCCAGGCGGCAGCTGCGGGCCTTTGGGCCCTTGCCGCGCTCGGCGCGGAGGGTTTCGAGGCCGGCGAGATCAATGGCGGGCATGGATGGCTCAGTAATTGAAGGCTGCGTCAGCGACGCAATTGCTGTCGAATTCGCCGGTGTCGAAATAGGTATCGCTGCTCAGCTCGTACTGATCGACAATGTCGGAGATCGCTTTCCAGAGCGCCTTAGCCTGATCATAAAGGCTGTTGTAGGCGGTATTTTCCGCATCAGGCAGATCCTCATTCGGATCATAGCTCTGCTCGATGCGCGCCGCCTCGCGGTCGATCTCGCGCAGCTGGCTGCGGAGCGCCTGGATCTCGCTGATCGCCTGGCGATTGTCTTCGAGCGTGTTAGCCATTCTGATTGCCCTTTCCGCCGGCGGCGGCGCCGCCCTTCGTGTCGGTTGCCTTGGCGCTGACGATCTCGTCGCAATCGTCGCGCGGATTGAGGTTCAGCCAGCGGCGGCCCTCATTCGGCACGATGGTGCGGCCGTCGACCAGCGTCTTGATCGCGGTGGCCAGCTCGGTCAGCGAGGCCGGCTTCAGCGCGTCGGTGATGAACTGCGTGAACAGATCGGTTTCGTCGGCCGTGAACAGCCGGCCATTGGCGGTGTCCTGGCAGGAGACCAGCCATTGCAGCATGGTGTAGATCTCGAAGGCCTGGCCCTGCTGCTGGATGCCGATGCCCCAG